GCCGCAGCCATCACAAAAGTGAGGTTGTTTAAGTTCGTTCATTCTTCTCTCCTTAAATTTGCATGTAGACGGTCTACATACTCTGCGCTAGTGTTAATTTCGTCTTGATCACTCATCATCTTTCTCCTCTGTCAGTAGTTGTAGCTCGGCCAGCGCTCTCCACGCTATAGCGCTCATCACCTTGATCTTGGCCCTCTTAGTGGTCGCCTTCACGTAGTCATAGCACAGGTGGCGAGTCATTGAGCCAACGTGATCGCTGCTTTTCTCTCTGATCCAGCCGATCTTGGGGTGCTCAGGGTTGTACTTCTCGTTGCCATTCCAGATATGCTGAGCCAGCGCAACCATCGCATCCGGCCAGAACTTGAAGATGGCGTCGATGGGCGTGGCCTTTCGGACATCATCAGAGGCATCGACGAAGCTCGCGCTCGCGACGGTGCCGCCGTGCTTTGGAGTGGGGGCGCAGGAGCCGTTGTACCTGCAAAATGATGGGTGAGGGCAATCACCGCATACGCTATTCATCTATCTCTACCTCCCTCTCGAACATGACACACAAGTACAGCGGCCCAACCATGATGCACAGGCCGTGACTCAACACGGCCCCATCCTCGTATACGATGATCGCCTTCTCAATCGACGACAGATCGAACCCAAAACAAAACCCATTCCTTAATCCTAGTCCAAATCTCATACAGCCTCCTTGATTCGCTGCGATGCCACGCCAAAATAGCCGGGGTCCCTCTCCACTCCAATAAACGCCCTGCCGGACTTGGCGCAGGCAACCCCGGTACTGCCGCCGCCCATGCAAAAGTCAAGCACTGTGTCGCCCTCATTGGTGTACGTCCTTATCAGGTACTCCAGCAAGGCGGTTGGCTTTTGCGTCGGGTGGACAGTCTTGCCTTCGGAGGGAAAGTCAAGAACCTGACGGGGATAACCGGTCCGGGTTTGCCGGTACGGTGCATATTTTATGCCCCCAGATACCACGCTGGAAGCACCCGTGACCGCCCCCCTCAAAGAGTCACTCTTTGAGTTGTGCTCCATAATATCGCAATCCTTCACGCCTTGCGGGTTGTACGTTGGCTGCTTTCGGTAAAAAACCAATATGTCCTCACAATCCTTCATTGGCATCTTCTTTGCGTTCAGGTGGCCCGTGGCCCTGCTTTTTCGCCACGTCCACGCATACTTCAGGTTTGAAATGTTGCTGGCTCCGAGGGCGCTGGTGAATGGCTGGTTGCCAAAAAACACTAACGCAGCGTCCGCCTTTGCCACCCTGTGTACCTGCTCCCACATATCATCAAAGGGAATGATCGAATCCCACCTACAGCCGGTAGTGCCGTAAGGCGGGTCCACCAATACCATATCAATGCTACCAGCCTCCATTCGGGACATCTCTCTAATCGCGTCACCCTGAAAAATCATAACGGTCGCACCTTCTTATCCCATCCTCGCTTGTTCAGCGTCATCGGCACCAGCATAGGGGTGCCGCCCTTTGTTGCAAACTTGTGGATATCAACCCAATCCCATCCGCCTTGCAAGTCATACAGGTGATTGAAGTCACTCAGCATTGAGGTAGGCAGGCCAGCCGCCTTAGCCTTGCGCACAGGGATGTTGCAGTGGTTACCAGTGGTGATGACCATCTCCGGAAACATCTCCTCCAGCTCCTGAGCGTACTTCTTCGCCAGCTCGTATTCCTCCTCGGCGGAGTAGGCATCCGGCTCAGACTCGTGGAACGATCCGGCATGGTGGTCGATAACGTCGCCAACATTCAGGATGTTGTAGCAGTCATACTCCTCAGCAACAGCCCACAGGAAGTCGAAAGAGTGCTTGTGGTGATAGGGGATATGCAGGTCAGAGATGACCAGAAAGTTCCCCAGATCGCTCAGGATTACGCCGCAGCCCAGTATCGGACGCTTCAGTACCGCCATCTTGCCGTAGCGCGCAGCCGGGCTATTCTGGTCCAGCAGGCAGCCTACGCTCATATGCCAGCGCAGGTTGTTCATGTCTGCGTGGTAGGCGATGCCAAACACGCTATGGTGATGGCCCTGTATTGAGTTGTGGCTGTATCGTGCCGCATTCTGGATAGGGTTACCACCTACCGAGTGCGTCATCAGTGTGTCGTATTTGCTCATGTCATGTCTCTTGCTATTAGTGAAATCAGGAAAGCCCATTGCGCCACCCCGGCCAGTGCCAGAAGGTGCCACCTGTATCTTATCAGGGCAGCTCTAAGTCGGTTATATATTTGATCATCTCCTTGGGGATTGCTATCCCGCCCTGCTGTGTCTTTAGGTCTGCGGTGACAGACGACGCAACCAGAATGAAGAGCTCGTCCTCATCCAGCACGATTCCGGTGGTGTAGCAGTTGCCCTCAAACTCCTCAAGCTTCGTTCTATCATCCCATCCCGCAGCACAGCCGCAGGCGTCAGTCCATTCAATAAAAACAACTCTCATTGCCTTGGATCCGTTCATTGTAGTATCGCTCCTCTGCTGACACAAATGAATATCATTCAAGTCCCTTGTGTTGCGTGTACTCGCTTCTCGGTTGCGGCAGAGTGATGCCAATGCTGACAGCCCACTCCTCGATCCGTCGCAGCAAGTCGATCAGCTCGCCCTTGCTCATACGCGGTGACGTTAGAGTTTTCTGTCGACCAGACAGTATAGTCTTGCCAACCTTTGCCGGCTTAGTGGTTCCCAGAAACATTTGGCACACCATATCGTGCATCATCTCGCCTTTGTGATCCAGCTTTGCGTAGGCGTCAGGCCAGCGTTCCTTCAGATGCATGCTGATGTGCCGCATCCATATCCAGAACACGGCGTAACAGTCCATCACGCCAGCGTCATGCTCGATCTTGATCTTCACCGGATACTTGAAGTCTATCGTGGCTGTGGCGCTCTCAATGCTCTCTATTAGAGCATCTCTGCTATCCGCCTTGCCCTGATACTCCTCGGCCTTTACTCCGGGTAGGTCAATCGGTACCACCTTCGCGCCGCCTCTAGCCTGCGCTCCAAGTCCTGCTTTTCCCACTCTACGTGCCATAGTTTTAACTCCAGTTCTCGGTGATCATTCAAGAGTTCCTTGTAGAGGTCTCGGTAGAAGATTTCCTCCGCCTCGCGTTCTTGATGTTGATGTGTTTGATGTAGTCCAGCACCTTTTGGTCGGGTTGGGTCGGCGTCCCTCGGCCTCTCGGCGCTAAACCAGTCATCTGCATTGTTTTGTGATACGCCCATCTGTCCTTATACCCCTTCTCTCGTGCGTGGGACAAAAACATCCCGTGTATTTCAGCGACTCGCTTCTGCGTGAACTTTGGAGCCTTGACCTCAACAAGGTGGCCGTCCTCTGTCTCTATCTGTCCCGTTGGCACGTACTGATAGCCGCAGGCAGGGCACACCTTGGTCGTTTTCAAAGCTCCGCAGTTAGGGCAGGGCTTGGGTAGCACTTCTTCTTTTTCTTTTCTCTCCTTCTTGTTGTCCGGGCTACCGTCGCATAGCTCATCATAATGAATGTCTGTCACAAAGCCTAGCCGTTGCGTCGTGTCTGAATGGTCGAGGATGAGCGCGTACTCCTTACCCGGAGCCGTCCTCAATGCTCGGCCAACCATCTGCACGTACTTGATCTCGGAACGCGTAGGCGCTGCCAGTATCAAAGTTCTCACGTCCCAGTCTACACCAGCGACTAGACATCCAACGTTGCACACGACCTTGACCTCTCCTGAATGGAATTGGTCAGCGATAAGGCTGCGCTCTTGTGGCGAGGTGTGGGCGTCAATGTATCCAGCCGGAATATCGCGCTCGATAAATGATGCCTGTAGCTCTGCCGCGTGGGCTCGGTTGACAGCGAACAGGATCGTTTTCTCCCCTGTCGATCGCTCCAGCCAAGTATCAGTAATGGATGCTATCAGCTTGCGGTTAGATACCGCCTGCCCCAGTTGTCCCTGATGATACTCGCCGGCCACGACTCGCACCCCTTTGAGATCTGGCGATGACGGGGCGAACACCCGAAAATCGGACAGGAAGCCGCGATCAATCAACCCGCGTACCGTCTCACCGATGATCAGGTGGTCCCAGTGATTCGCCATACCCTTTGCCCACGGTGTAGCGGTCAGGCCGACAAACGTCGGTCCACCCTTCCGCATCCACGCATTCACAAAAGACGATCGCCTGTGGGCCTCGTCGATTATCACTAGGTCGACCTCGGGAAAGGCCAAGCGTCTAGCGAGCGTATCGACTGAGCACACCTGCACAGGGGCGGCAGGGTCATACAGCCAGTGGTCTGCCTGCACAACCCCGATATCCGTGATCCCCTGCTTGGCGAAAGACTGCCACGTCTGATCAATTAGGGATATGTAGGGTACTAGAAAGGCCACCCTCCTCCCTTTGGCGAGTGCCCTCTTGATCATGTCGCCGGCCACGACCGTTTTGCCAGCGCCCGTGGGGAGTTGAAGTATCACACTCCCCTGAGCGGCGGCTTTCCGAGTCTGATAGACGGCATCGACTTGGTAGTCTCTTAGGTCCACAGTTTACAGCTCCATCAAAAGGGAATATCCAAGTCGCCAGCCGGCGCTGATGTCGGCGCTGGTGCTGCTGCAGGTTGAGACCCGCCGAAGTTGCCGTCAGCCTGATAGGGGTCGGAGATCTTGCCCTTCATCTTAGGCGCGTTCGGGTTGCCGTTCGGGTTCTCAGCGAGCCACAGGGCTACCTCGATCTTCTCACCCTCTTTGATGTCCCGGTGGGCGAAGAAGTGGCCCTTGGCAACAGGTGCGTTGGGTGATGCGTCCTCGCGCTTGCCCCAGAGTGCGATTTGTCCACGGTTGTCGTATTGTTCAGTCATAATAGTTCCTTATGCGTAATAAAGGTGTGGTTTAGTGTACAGGCCCTCAACAGACCTGATCTTACTCAAGTGCCATGGCATCTGGAGTACCGGGTTCGTGGATGCGGCAAGAGTCGGGAATGTCCCCTCTGTACCTTTCTCTCTGAACCCGCGCCCTTTGACGCTATGACGGTGAAAGTTGCCTTCAACCTGCGACAGGTCAAGACTCCTCCTTTTGTTTTCCTGCTCCTCCCTAGTGGTCATTAGAAGATTTCCCCGAGGTCTGGCGAAGATGAATACTGCTTTACCATCTCATCCTCTTCTTTCTTGGTGTACGGTGACAGGGGTTCTGCGCCCTCTGGCACGTCCTCACCTGCGTAAATGTACAGCCCCAGCCCCAGCATCGCGATAGCCTTTACCAGACAACGCTGTAGCGATGTGTTGACGTCAAAGGCGTTAGGGTTCTGGACCGGTCGGTTGCTATGGTTCAGCACCGGGAACACCTCCGTCTGCGTGTCGTCATTGGTAAAAACTGTCACCTTGACAAAAGCAAAGCCGTTCTCGTCTGTCATGTACGGCACCTCTCGCCCCATGACATCAAAGGTGTGCTTCTGAAAGCGCGCTTCAGGGCAGTGTCGCTTGAGTGTAGTCCAAGCCCAAGTCCACGAGAGATAAGAGAACTTCCCCTTCTTCTCGATATGGTCACGGCAGTCAATAGCCGAAAGCCTGTCAAACAGTGATGGTTCGCTCATTGTGCCACCCCGTATTTAAAGTCTAACGTTTCCTGGAGGTTCCTCAGGGTTCTTCGCTCCTCTCTGACAAGCCATGACGCCAGCTCGAACTCGGCATTGATGCGGGCTTCCTCGTCCCGATCTTTGGCCTCAGTGCGCGCTAGCTTGCGTCGCTTCCTGACCAGTAGGTCAATGTGATTCTCAGTGCGGCCAATGGCCGCGTAAATCGTACTTTCTCTAGCAATCATTATGACGCCTCCACAAAAGTTTTGTATGTTAGGTCGGGCTTCCGAAAGTTGTCCACCGCCAACCCAAACTTTTCCATCTTCCTCTGGTCAATAGAGCCCTTACGGACCCGCTCAACCAGTCTCAACCCACCGGGGAACTCAACCTCCCCGGAATCCTTCAGTTCACTCTCAATCGTTTTGAGTTCATCAGAGAGTTGTGCAATTTGCAGCTTCACCTCGGCCCTGCGGTCTACTACAGGGCGCAAGTATTCAGTAGTCAGTTCTGCCTCTGGGTTGGCGAACTTCTCCCACGCTTCCTTCAGCGCGGCGACCTGCTCATCAGTGACGAAGCACTCGATCAACCTGAAGTCCTCATTGGGAATGAAGATAAAGAAGAAGGTTCTAGCGGTCGGCATCACCATGTGCTGGTGAACGACCTGCCAGACATAGTATTCAGGAATAACCTGATCCCAGCTACCCTCGATCTGTGCTTGCTTCCACAGACGCGAACCCTGACGCCCGTAGGGACACTTTATCTCAACCTTGTATGACTCGTTACCCTCCTCACCGTAAGCGTCCAGAGAGGCGCTGTATACGCCGTCACGGAAGATTGCCGGTTCTAGGTCAACACCCAGCAGAAACTCCGCTTTCTCTTTTGCGGCATCCTCCCATTTGTGACCGTAGTCTGTCGCGGCGTTGCCCTTAAACGAATCCTCGCGGGCCTCTTTGATCTTGCGCAGCTTGGCGATGCTCTGGTATGGGTTGACGCCCATCACCGTGCCTGCCTCTGATGCGTTTCTATGGTCGAACCTGTAGTCCAGCCACTCCTGTGTGTTTTGCTCTAGCTCTATTCGCTCAGCCATTCCTTACCGCCTCCAGCGTTACCATGACTCGAACCGCGTCGTCTCGCTCTTTGAGTCGTCTTACCGGTGGCAGTATTGCCATGCCGGCTTCGTCAAACTTGTTGCCTGACCTATATTCTGCGAATACCTCCGGATCGCACCACCCGGTTACGATCCTGTTGGGCACTCGTTTCACTTTCTTCATGCTTACCCCTCTCTAAAAAAGGTTAATCAGGTGGAGACCCTCGCGATAGTCTTGAAGATCACCTTGACCTGATAAACCCGTGTTTTTAATAACGTTCGGCCTGCTACGGCTTCCCCGTTACGCTGATATGTATATGATTTTACCATACAACAATTGAGATGTAATGATAGAATCGTGAAGATATAGTGGAAGTTTTCTCAGTATTTCACCCCCATAGACCTCAACTCAGACTGGTAGTACTTGATATCCGCCTCCAACTTCTCGCGGTCCCACTTCCACGGCCTGTACGCCTCCTCGATCATTTGATCGTAGGCGGCCTGACCGATGTGGAGCTGGAGATTTCTAGTGAACTCATGCTGCATGCCTTCCCTGAAGCGGTTGCAAAATCGACACTGGGGCCGGCAATTGCTCTCCGAGTAGCGTGTAGGCCCAAAGCTGCGGCTCAGGTGATGGCCGCAATCGGTCTCCCCAATCGGCACCCATTTACCGCAGGTGAAGCACTCGCAGCGCTCTCCGTCTGGCGAATGCATGTGCCTGATGTACAAGCTAAAGATCCGGTCCAGCTTCTTCTTTAGTTTCGGGATAGTCAGGGGTTTTCTAGCCACGATACACCCCATCTTTAAAGTAAGAGACGGTGGCGGCCACTTGATACCAGTACTCTTGTTCAGAGTCTCGCATCGCGCCGAAGGCCTTATTGTTGGCCACCTGAAACGCTCGCTCATCGCCGTATTTCTTTACCAATGATTTGGCAACCATGAATATCTGGGACGTGCTAGACGCCCTGCGCTCGCCCTCGGCGTACAGCGCCAGATCGTCTTGGTCGACGTTCACGCCGAGATACTCATCTATAATGTCCGCTACTTGCGCGTCACTGTATTCGGTTGGTTCGTTTACATTGTTCATTTAGTGTTTCCTCGATTTGTTGATATCTTCACATATTTCGCGCTTTAGTCGCGCCGCTTCAGGTCCGGGTTTCCCCTGTAGCTTAATGTCTCTCACTCTAGCTTTGTCAGAGTGCACGTTCTCTCTCAAGTCCGTGAACTCTACAGGGCCGTGTGTCTCATCGTTAAAAGTTTGCTTAGTCGGCATACAACATCGCATGAACTTCCGGGTAGTCGTATTTCAGCGCCGTTGCGTGGCGGTTCTTGGCCGATGCGTCGCGCTGTGCAATGTACTTCTCCCGGCTCTCCTCCTTCAACCGCATCAGGTTGCGCGAGTCGATAAAGGACACGTAATCAGCGAGGTCGTCCGCCTTCTCAATCGGCGTATTATCAATGATGGCGTCCTCCGCTATGGCCGCGATTCGTAGCAGTTTCTCGGTGTGAGGTGATCCGTTCGGGTATCTGGCAAGCGAAGCATCCGCTGACGCTCTCAGTTGAACCGCAATCGTCTCTAAATCTTCTATGGTAAACATTTCTCTTTCCCCTTGTTTAATAGGGCGCGATATTTGCGCCAGTTGTGAAGCATAACCCATTTTTCAGGGTGCGTCATGATAAACTCATTCAGCCTGTCGTAATAGGCCGACCGTCGCTCATTGTTGCTCATTCTTTAATGCTCCTGATCTCATGCTTGTAAAGTCCAACAAACACAGCATCGCCTCGCTCGTTGAACGTGCCCCCAACCCATTCGGATACGTTATCCTGCCAGCCCAGCTTTAAGATGAGCGCCTTTGCTGCCTGCCACTCGTTATCGCTGACATTTAAGGCGTAATCATAGGGCAGCGTGACAGATTTGGCCCCTGCCGCGCTGGTTGCTTTGAATCGTGCGCCGCGCGTATTGGTCGGCCCTAAGTACTTAACTGTTATTGCTTGCATTGTTCCATTCTCCTTTGTTGATAGTCGGTTACTTTGCTGGTAATCCGGTTCCGAAATAATCCTGTACCATGAACAGAACCCTACTGCTGGCGTATATCTTAGCCGCAATCGTCACCAACTCACTGTGACTATTGATATTGCCGGCTTCAACCTGCCGCTGTAACCATGCGCCTTTGTTTTGCTGGTTCATCATGCGCGCTCTGTTTGTTTCTTGTGCAAATGTCATTTTTTGTTACCCCTTCTTTGGTTTGTTTTCAGTTGTGGTTATGCGTCGAAAAAGATGTTCAGCTCAACCGAGTTGCCGTCGGCGTCATACGCCAAGACCTTCTTTACTTTGAATTTCGTTCCGTTGGGCCCGCCGAGCGTCGCGGTGCTCTGGGTCATGTCCAGCTCTTTACAGTGCATGTTGACTTGGACGTGTGAGGTCTCGCTGCCCTGTGGGTTGGTGATTTCCTCCGTGCACACCCTGATACTGCCGTTCTTTGTTCTGGCTGTTTCTGTGTCGATCTTGTAGTCCATATCCCTGTCTCTCTGTTGTAGTGTTTCGCTAATACTGTAGCTCATCAGACCGGCTGTTAGCCGATGACACTATAAGAGCTTCACCCGTTGCCGGTCAGGCTCTTTACCTTGGTCGATCTCCTGTCGGAGGTCAAGGCCGCTGTTTTGGACTGCTAGGCTGCGGATGCCTGTGTTGTGTTGCTTGATGAGTGAACCTTACCAGACCCGACGGTGATGGCAAGCGATTTTTTACAAGCTCCATTATATTTACATTATTTGGGTTTCCTGCATCCGCGCTACTGGTACATATATAGGTAAATCTGCGCCCTTCCTCCATCATGCCCTAGGACGCAATCTGAGCCCTTCTGAGACGTTTTTGCTCCGCCCTATGCTATGGCATTGCCTACCGCCCGGAAACGCCCCCTGTGGATTTCGCATGTATGGATATACAGCGCTGTACCACCTGGATGATACAGATGCCGATCCCTACCATGTCTCGGCCCCGATTCCAACCCCTAATCGCATCCTCCATTATTCCTCAATTGTTTCTGAACACTACCCGAACACGACCGGGAACTTTCTTCGATTTCTGTTGTCTAATACCTCTTTACTGTATGGCTGTACAGTACGAGTCAGAGACTCGCGGTACTGTATGTATCGTCATCACTGTCTGGATATGCACCTGTAGGCGCTACGCACCGACGCAGCACAGGCGCCATATCCGGTCAGGGGTTATCAGGGTGTGATCCGGGGGGCTTCAGAGGGTCCATAGGCTACCACCCACACTCACACACTCGCCTGTTCTGGCTGCTGATGTGGACCTCTTGGCTGTTGGTCAAACGAACCAAGGGTTCGCAATACTGACTAACATGTGGTCAATACGGCTAACGTGTCGTCAATCCCGCCAATACGTGGTCAAATGCGCTAATACTTGGTCAATCCCGCCAGGTGAGTGGTCAAATGCGCTAAAATGTGGTCATTCTGACTAATTGACCCCACCGGGGGAGGGGAACGCCATGCTTGATTATAATTGGCACCCTCCCAGATACAAAATAGGGCAAAAATGGAATCCGGTAAGCCATTGATTCCAAACGTGTATTCTGTATTGTAAAAAAGGAGGAAAATGGGGCCCGATACACCCTCTCAGAGCTCCTCAGAAGCCCTCTCAGGCGTTTTCCTGTCCTACCCTGTTGCATTGTATAGCCCATCTCCTAAACGCCTCTTGACAGCTCTCAGGAGCCTGTGTTAGAGTGCGTCCCCTATGACATTATCAGCATCAGACCAGAAGAGAGTGGCCGAGCGCAAGGAAATCAACGTCCGGAAGCGTGGCAGGCCCAAGAAGTCCGAGATCGAGGCCAAGAAGAAGGGCAATCGGGGTGCTGTTGGGCGTCCAAAGGGTGATGCAGCGGTCATCAACGAGTACAAGGCCCGGATGTTGGCGTCTCCGAAGTCCGCATTGGTGCTGGAGAAGATATTTGACGCCGCACTGGACGACGATCACAAGCACCAGTCAGCCGCATGGAAGCTGGTTATGGACAGGGTGTTGCCATCTGCTGCGTTTGAGCAGGAAGTGACCAAGGGTGCCGGCAAGAGCTCGATACAGATCAACATAACGGGTGTTGGCGGAGTCAGCATTCCTGACCAACCCCTAGATGGCGAGTTTGAGGAAGGAGAGTTTACGGATGGCTAAGCAGTATTTCGGGCAACAGGCCATCAGGGTCGTCGAGCAGGAGCTGGGCAGACCTTTGACCAACCCCGAGAAGCGGGTAGTTGAAGAGGAAGGCTATGTTGCGGGTGACTACCGCGACGACAAGGGCATTCTGACGTCTGGTGTGGGCCAGACAGGCAAGTACCGGGGCATGGGCTTCGATGAGACGTTTAAGGCTCACGAAGACACAGCCAAGAAGATGATCAAGGACTTCGACCGGTTGCCGGAGGGAGTGCAGGGAGAGCTAATACAGGCCGCTTATAGGGGTGATCTGCAGGGATCGCCTAAATTCCGCAGGCTGTTCAACCAAGGTAAGTACGCAGAGGCGGCGGACGAGTTCCTCGATAACGACGACTACAAAATATCGAAAAAACTGAACGAATCCGGCAAGCCCCATGGGGTGCAGGGGAGAATGGAGCGTGTGGCGGATGCTGTGCGGGCCATGAAGCCCAAGAAGAAGGCCAAGCGCGGGATGTTAACCGGTGGAAAATGAGAATGAGGTGCAGGAGAAGGACTACAGGGTGATATTTGCCCAACAGTCCGACCTGAATTGGACTGGCAACCTATCCGACGAGGACGAAGTTGAGCGATCTTAGTGTAGAGCTTCTGCCGTGGCAACAGGAACTTTGGGTGGATTCAACTAGATTTCAGGTGGTAGCAGCCGGTAGACGCTGCGGGAAGTCTCGCTATGCTGCGTGGAAGCTCATCATCAACGCCCTGAGCGACAAGCCCGGGCAGGTGTTCTACGTGGCACCAACGCAGGGTCAGGCTAGGGACATCATGTGGAACCTGCTGCTGGACCTTGGGAGGCCGGTGGTTAAGAGTTCGCATATCAACAACCTCCAGATTACCCTGATCAACGGGGCTGTAATCAGTCTCAAGGGCGCTGACAGACCGGAAACCATGCGTGGTGTGTCCCTGAAGTACCTCGTGCTGGACGAATATGCCGACATGAAGCCCTCTGTATTCGAGGAGATTCTACGGCCCGCACTGGCTGACCAGAAGGGTAACGCGCTGTTTATCGGTACTCCGATGGGCCGAAACCACTTCTATGAGCTGTACAAGTACGCCGAGCTGAACGATGATCCGACATATCGGGCGTGGCACTTCACCTCATACGACAACCCTCTGCTGGACCCAGAGGAGATTGACATAGCCAAGCGCAGTATGTCATCATACGCCTTCAGACAAGAGTTCCTAGCTTCGTTCGAGGCTAGAGGGTCTGAGATGTTCAAGGAGGACTGGATCAAATACTTCTCTGGCGACAAGCCGAGTGGGTCCACCTACATAGCCATCGACTTAGCGGGGTTTGAACAGGTTGGAAAGAAAACAGGCAAGAACTCCCGGCTCGACGACACGGCGATTGCTGTTGTCCATGTCTCTACAGAAGGATGGGTCGTTGAGAACATTATACACGGACGCTGGACGGTTGAGGAGACTGCGGCAAAGATATTCCAAGCCGTCAGAGATTATCAGCCAGTATCTGTCGGAATCGAGCGAGGCATAGCCAAGCAGGCCGTGATGAAGCCCATCATGGACCTTCAGAAGAAATACGGGACGTTCTTCAGGATTGAGGAGCTGACCCACGGCAACAAGAACAAGACAGACCGAATCATGTGGGCGCTACAGGGCCGATTTGAGAACGGGTATGTGGAGCTGAAGAAGGGCGATTGGAACATGAAGTTCCTTGACCAACTATTCCAGTTCCCTGACCCACTGACTCACGACGACCTTGTGGACGCATTAGCATATGTTGACCAGCTCTCCAATGTGGCTTATCATAGCGACATGGAGGTTGGCGAATACGAAGTATTGGACTTTCACGCAGGATACTAGGATAACATGACTGACATTTTTGAAAGCGATGTGCTGATGGCCGACGAGAGCCTAGCCGACTGGGTGATGACCAAGTGCGACAACTGGCGCAATCACTACGAGGGCAACTACGCCGACAAGCATCAGGAATACTACAGGCTGTGGCGTGGTATCTGGGCGCAGGAGGATTCCACCAGAGCATCAGAGCGCAGCAGGATCATCGCTCCGGCGCTGCAACAGGCCGTAGAGTCTAACGTTGCGGAAATGGAAGAAGCTACATTCGGCAGGGGTCGATGGTTCGACATCTCTGACGACATGATGGATCAGGACAGCGCAGACGCCATGTTCCTGAGAAACAAACTGGAGGAGGACTTCGCGTACAACAAGGTGCGGAAGGCCGTCTCAGAATGTTTGATTAACGCTGCCGTGTTCGGTACAGGCATCGGTGAGCTGGTTATCGAGGAGCGTCCTTACGCTGCGCCAGCTACTCAACCACTGATGGATGGTCAGTTGCAGGCGTTTGGCGTGAACATCACAGAGCGTGTCTGCGTCAAGATGAACCCTGTGCTGCCCCAGAACTTCCTGATCGACCCTGTCGCGACTTGCGTAGATGATGCGATGGGTGTTGCTATCGATGAGTTCGTATCGGCGCACCACGTTGATCAGCTTCAGGAGCAGGGCGTCTACAACGATGTGCCTGTCGGTACGGCTTCACCCGATGCTGACATCGAGCCAGACCAAGACTTGACCGTCTACCATGACGACAAGATCAGGCTGACCAAGTACTACGGCCTCGTGCCTCGCGACATTCTCGCCAAAGAGACTGAAGTAGAGGGTGAGGACATGTACGTGGAAGCCGTCGTCGTAATCGCTAATGGTGGCGTCCTGCTCAAAGCCGAGGAGAATCCGTACATGATGCAGGATCGTCCGGTTGTCGCATTCCCGTGGGATGTGGTTCCCGGTCGATTCTGGGGTCGAGGTGTGTGCGAGAAAGGGTACAACTCGCAGAAGGCTCTGGATGCAGAGATACGCGCTCGCATCGACGCTCTGGCCCTCACAGTGCACCCGATGATGGCCGTAGACGCCACACGTATGCCGAGAGGTGCTAAGCCAGAGATTCGTCCGGGCAAGATGCTGATCACCAACGGTGACCCGCGTGAAGTCCTGCACCCGTTCAACTTTGGTCAGGTAAGCCAGATCACGTTCGCTCAAGCCGCATCGCTTCAGCAGATGGTGCAGCAGGCTACAGGCGCAGTAGACTCAGCCGGCATTGCTGGTCAGGTCAACGGTGAAGCCACCGCTGCGGGCATCTCTATGTCTCTGGGTGCCATCATCAAGCGGCACAAGCGAACACTGATTAACTTCCAAGATTCATTCCTGATCCCGTTCGTCAAGAAGGCTGCACACCGATACATGCAGTTTGACCCGGAATCATACCCTGTATCAGATTACAACTTCCGAGCAACCTCCACCCTAGGCATCATCGCCCGCGAGTACGAGGTCACGCAACTGGTACAGCTCTTGCAGACCATGCCGCCGGATTCGCCACTGTACTCCACACTGGTCGAGTCTATCATCGACAATATGAACCTCGCCAACCGCGAGGAGCTGATCGCCTCTCTGCGTCAAGCTAACCAGCCTTCGCCGGAAGCGCAGCAGGCCCAGATGGCTATGCAGCAGGCTCAACTGGACTTCCAGAACGCTCAGACGCAAGCTCTACAGGCATCTGCTCAAGAGTCTATGTCACGCGCTCAGAAGTACGCCACAGAGACTCAGTACATTCCTATGGAGGTCGAGATCGACAAGATGGCCGCTGCCACCAAGAACCTGCAAGCCGGCGATTCCGATGATAAGGAGTTCGAGCGCAGGATGCGGGTAGCCGAGTTGTCCCTGAAGGAGCGCGACCTCCAGATCAAGGAGGGTGAGGCCGAGCAGGCAAAGGCAGACGCAGAAAACGGGGTTGCAGCCGAGATGGAGCTGATGCGGAGGCTTTCTGGTGAGTAAATTTTCCACGGACGGGAAGATACTTGCGGTATTTGATGCGCTGGAGCGCAAAATCGCAGACGTTGCTAAGAGCAAGGGGTTGAACGGCAAGGACGGAGCACAGGGACCAAAGGGCGAGACCGGGAAGGTCGGACCCTCTGGCCCCGCCGGGAAGGCTGGCAAGGATGGCCGGGACGGCAAGGACGGCAGCAGATTTACACTCGAGGAAGCATAACATGATCTCACAAGGACAATTCAACAGGGCGATGCAGGAGATAAACGACAGCTACGGCAAGATGGCGGCCCGGGTCGGGGTTCTGGAGGAGCGCATTGCTCAACTGGAAAAGAAGCCGGAGCCAGAGCCAAAGAAGGCTCCAGCCAAGAAGGAGGCGAAATAGACCACATATCGGTCAAATTGACTACCTCGGGGTTGACAAGACCGAAAACCCCGTGATAGTATCGCCCTGCTTGCAGAGGATAATCAAGGAGACCCATGACCCCGGAGCTAGAGGAATACTTCGACCACCTGAACGTGATGTTTAACAGTGAGGGCTACAAGCTGCTCATTGAGGAGGTTGAGAACAAGATTGCACTGCTGAACGACCTGACGACGGTCAAGACGGCAGATGAGCTGCATCGCAGACATGGCCAGATTGCTGCGCTACGGTCTGTGTTGTACTTCTCCGACACGGTGGCTGTTGCTAGAGAGCAGGCTGAGGAGGGCGAAGATGCTCAAGATTTTTGATTTTAAGTGCCCGGAAGGGCACGTAACAGAAAAGATGGTACGCGGCGATGTCAAGGTCACAAGGTGCGACTGCGGCAAAGATGCTACCAGACAACTGTCGGCTCCGGCTTTCCATCTCGAAGGTGCCTCTGGGGATTTCCCCGGCAGACACATGCGATGGGTGAAAGAGCACGAAAAGGCCGGCAGAAAACCCACTCCATAATGATTTAGTCACGGAGATTAATAAGCTATGTCAAGAGCTGGATTGATTGATCTACCTCCTGAAGAGGAACAAGTAGATACTATCGAAAACGAAGATGATGGGACTCAGCCAATCGAGAGCGTCGAAACTGTCGAAGCGGAGGAGCAACCCCAGAACGAGCCTAACATCCCTGAGAAGTATCGAGGCAAATCCCTAGAGGAAGTTGTCCAGATGCACCAAGAGGCTGAGAAAGCTCTAGGGAAGCAGGGGAGCGAGGTTGGAGAACTTCGTAAGGTTGTGGATGAGTACATTGCTGAGCAGAGTGCACCACAACAGGCACCTCACCAAGAGGCTGGCACCGAAGTAGATGAATTGGACTACTTCACCGACCCGCGGGGCAGTGTGCACCGAGCTATCGACAGTCACCCGTCAGTGATTGAGGCTCGTGAAGCTGCTGCTGCACACAGGCAACAAACGGCTATGGCCACTCTACAGGCTAAGCACCCTGACATGCAAGACATCTTGCAGGATGCTGGCTTTGCCGAGTGGATCAAGGCGTCTAACATTCGTAAGCAACTGTTCGTAAGAGCAGACCAGCAGTACGATGCCGAGGCCGCTGATGAGCTGTTTAGCTTGTTCAAGGAGCGCAAGACTGCTGCAAGGCAGACTGTTGCTGCTGATCAGAAGGCTCGCAAGAGTGATCTGAGAGCTGCAAGCACTGGTGGCGCTCGCGGAAGTGGTGAAGGAGTCTCCAAGAAAGTCTACCGACGGGCAGACCTTATTAAACTTATGAAAAATGACCCCGCTCGATATGAGGCGCTTCAACCTGAAATCATGCGCGCATATCAGGAAGGTCGAGTTAAATAGTCAAGGAGACTAAATCATGGCTACGGCTACTTATCCCGGCGCGGCCGGTAATACCGCAAAAACTGAAGCTGCAACCTTTATCCCGGAAATCTGGTCTGACGAGATCATCGCTGCTTACGAGAAATCTCTCAAGCTGGCACCCCTCGTCAAGAAGATGAAGATGACCGGCAAGAAAGGCGACACCATCCACGTTCCTGCTCCCGTTCGCGGCGAAGCAAACGCTAAGGCTGCCGACACTGCAGTTACGATCATCGCTAACACTGAGAGCGAAATCACGATTGACATCAACCGTCACTTCGAGTACTCGCGTCTGGTTGAGGACATCGTTGAAGTACAGGCTCTGTCCAGCCTTCGACAGTTCTACACTCAGGACGCTGGTTACGCGCTTGCTAAGCGTATCGACACTGACCTGCACTCTGTAGGTACTGCGTTCGGTAACGGCGGCGCTGTTGTATTCTCTGACGCTGTTGCAGAAACTGACTACCAGCACACAGGCTGTTTCTTCAACGACGGTGGCACCACTACTCAGTACACCGACGACACTCTCGTTGCTGCTGACGTATTCACGGACGCTTTCTTCCGAGACATGATCCAGAAGCTCGACGACAACGATGTACCGATGGACGGCCGCGCGCTAGTCATCCCTCCGTCAGCTCGTAACGCCGTCATGGGCATCGACCGATACGTTTCTACCGACTTCGTTAACAGCGGCAAGGTAGACAGCGGTTTGATTGGTAACCTGTACGGCATTGATGTGTACGTATCTTCCAACTGCGCCACTATCGAAGAGGTTGGTGAGGTTGCTACCGATACTGCAATCGCTGTACGCGCTGGCCTCCTGTTCCACCGGGATGCTATCGTGCTGGCTGAGCAAGTTGGCATTCGCTCACAGACTCAGTACAAGCAGGAATACCTGAGCAACCTGTACACGGCTGATTGCCTGTACGGCGTTCAGGCTTACCGTCCTGAAGCTGGTTTTGTTCTGGCCCTGCCTGAGTAAGACCGTCCCGCCGGGGAGTCCTTCATGGGCTCCCCACCCTTTTAATACATTCAATTTTCGCCGAGGTGCCCGATTGAGAAGCGCAATAGTCAACTCCATACGTCAGAGCATTCGACAGTCTATTCGCGGGTCTGGCAACCCTGTCCCAACCTTTGGCTTGCCGCTTCAGAACTCCCTGGACACCAATATCGCGAGCACTCGCGCAACGGCGTCCTTCACCCGCGCCACCACAGCCACCTTCACTGATTACCAAGGTCAAATCCTAGACGCACAGAGCAATCAGGCAAGGATTGAGGGGAATCGGGTAGTCACCAATCTGATCACTGCATCAGAGGACATGACGAATGGGGCTTATATCGCCTCAAGCGCCACGATTGATTCAGCCACAGAGATTTCCTTTTCTGGCTCGCTTGGCGAGGTTTATCAGCGCGTTACCATTACCGATGATGGTGGCGGGGCGGGGGCGCGAACCTTTACTTGGTCTGTATGGGTTAGGTTGGTCAGCGGCACTATATCCGCAGACGATTCTGTTTATCTTGCCTTTGGTGGTGACGCCGTAACGGATGCCACACAGAACATCGGCAACAGTGTCACCTCAGTCTCAAAAAGATTCTCGGTCACAGCGTCTACAGATGCAGCGGGAACGAATCTTGACCTTCAATTTAAGTCGACCGACACAGCTACCCTCGAAGTCACCAAATGGCAACTCGAAGAAGTCACGGGGTCAATTTCGCACGCCCCAAGTGAGTATGTTTCGACCGGAATTGGGACGGGGAGTGAGCTTGTTACTAATGGGACGTTTGATACTGATTCTGACTGGACAAAGGGAACAGGCTGGACAATCTCTGGCGGGGTTGCATCGTGCGATGGTTCGCAGGTTTCGTACCAATCCCTAACTCAAGCCGCCTTGACTGTTGGGAAGGATGTCGTTATCACCTATGATCTCACGGTCACTGCTGGCACCTTTCGCGTCTACGCTGGCTCAAGTGGGGCTGGGACGGGGCGGACGGCCAGTGGCAGCTATACAGATGTCATAACCGTTACTGGTGATACCAATCTATACCTTGAGGCTGACCCTAGTTTTATAGGAACTATCGACAACGTATCAGTCAAAGAAGCCGACCACGGCCTCAATCGTGATGGGGTCAAGGCATTCCCATACCACAACGGCAACACCAAGGCGATCCGCAAGTTCCTTGATCTGGATGGGACGGGTGATTATGCGAGTACGCCAAGCGTAGACGTTTCTGGCTCCGTTGCTATCGCTGCTTATATTCGCCCTGATGATTGGACGCCCACAGCCAGCCAATACATAATGGTGAAGTGGGACAGCGCCAGCACTAAGTCATGGGTATTTGGTGTTGCAGGCCCAAGCAATACTGGCAAGCTGGAGTTTGGCTCCAGCACAGACGGTACAACAACCTCAGAACTCAGCCACTCCACTGTAACTACGGGCTTCACTGACGCCACAGGTCATTGGGTTGGTGTAGTTTATGATGGCGCGAACGCAACCTTCTACACCTCTAGTGACCCGAGCGATACTGATATATCGAGCGTGTCATGGACGCAGCTTGGTGATCCGGTAGCCCATACCGCAGACCCCGTAGCTATCAGTTCTGTCATCGAGGTTGGTAGCGTGTTGTCGGGCGCTTCCAATGCGTTTGCCGGACAAATCTTCCAAGCGGCGGCGATCAACAGTGCAAGCCTTACAGCCACACCCGCTATCCACTTCAACGCCGAAGATCACACCTCTGGCAGCACACTGACAAGCTCCACAACAGGCGAAGTCTGGACATTCCAGAATGATGCCTTTATCTCAAACGAAGAAACAGGCGTAGTCACAGAGGCCACAGGGCCAGCGATTAACTCATCTACGAGCCAGTGGGTAGAGCTTGATGGGACGTCAGGGTGCTATGTCAGTACGCCTGATAATGCGGCGTCTAGCTCCCCCTCTTCTACAGGAGAGCTAGACATAAGAGTTAAGTTTGTACCAAACGATGTTGCGACAACATACACCCTAGTCGGAAAGGTGAAGAACTATACTAATAGGTCTTACCTTTTCAACATAATTGCAACGTCACTGCAACTTGGAGTTTCTTCAGACGGAACGGTTGGTAATCAAGTCTCGGCAAACTCGGACGCTCATGGTTTTACAGCAGGGACTATTTCTTACGCTAGGTGTACATATAACGCGACAACAGGAGAGGCGTCTTTTTACACAAGCCAAGATGGAGAAGCGTGGGTTCAACTTGGCTCAACACAAGCGTTAACCCCGACATCCATTGTAGACAATGACTCTCCTGTAGAAATAGGGTCAGCTTTCCTTGGAACCACTCAGGTTTTAGACGGGAAAGTAATGTGGGCAGAAATCTACGACACCATAGGCGCCACCACCCCCGTAGTCGATTTCAATGCGAATGACTATGAGGCAGGAGTGACATGGCAAAAAGTGTTTGGGGGAGAGGTTGCCACAGACGGCTCATTCGACAACGGCACGACTAGCTGGCCCACATTTACGGGTGCTGGCGGCACAGTAACAGCGTCCAATGGTGCTCTAAACATTGTCAGTGATGGTGCGTCAGCAAATATCACGCAAGAGATAGGTGCAGGCACGTACAAGATCACCTATGAAATAACTGACAACACCTCCGGTGCATTGGAAATTGGTAATGCAGATGACTCGTCAGGCACGAACTATGCCGATGTGGTCACGCCAATCCCATCCACAGTAGGGACGCATACGGTTTATGCAACGCTAACCCGCGACTTTATCTACATAGGCAGAGTGGCGGCGTGTGACATTACGCTGGACAATGTTTCTATAGAAAAAGCCGACATCTGGACACTCAACGGCACAGCCAAAGCCTTCTCGCCACTGGCGAAGTGGGGGGATTTTCCAGGGTCGAGTGGGGATTACATCTCTACGCCGGATAGTGCGGCTGCGAGTGTTACGGGGGATATGTCTACACCTGTCTATGTTATTGCTGACGATTACTCAAATGGTGTTCAAACCCTTCTAGCCAAGTACACCGTAACCGGCAACCAGCGCGGCTACCGATTCGACATAAACGGAACGCAGCAGATAGATTTCTACGCCAGCACCAACGGAACGAACGCGCCTAGCGCCACTAGTGCAGCGCTGTCTTCGTTGTTCACCGACACGCTTGGCTTGTGGTTGATGCCGGTCATAGATGTGTCTGCATCAACGATGGCGGTGAAGTATTCCTATGACTCGCCGTGGACACCGTACAACGAAATTACATGGACTACTTTTGAGGCAGGTATTGCCTTTACATCATCCATATCAGGGGGCATCTACGATAATACCGCCGTTGTCGAGGTCGGTTCAATCAACGCTGGCACCGGCAACGTCTTTGCAGGCACAATCGCCAGAGCAGCCGTATTCAACACCACAGATATTTCCAACGCTGTCCCTGTTGTTGACTTCGACGCCAGAGCATTCACCCCCGGCGTATCCACAGCAGTCTGCCCAGATGGCGCCACCTATACCGTCAATGGCAATGTCTCCATAGCTCAAAACATCCCGAGCAAGTGGGATGCAGATGGGCCTTACGGGTATCTGGCTGAGGAGGCGAGGACTAATCTGGCCGGGTACTCTGCTGGGCTGGATCAAACAGGATGGTCGACAAATAACACCACAAGAACCGCAAATTCTGCGGTAGCACCTGATGGCAAGCTAACTGCTTTTATCCTTGCCGAAACAACAACCAATAGCACTCACAATATTGGCAACACTACCTTCAGCGTAACAAATACTGAGGATACGACAGTTACATGGGCAGTGAAGAAGAAATCCGATGACTGGATTCAGGTTCTTTTCCCTGCTGCCACGTTCGGAAGTAACGCCTATGCTAATTATCAATTTTCTACAAGCTCTTGGGGGTCTGTAGGGTCAGCGACTACGGTTCATCCTCCTGTGCATTTGCCAAATGGATGGGTTCTGCTTTCGGCCACTGCGCCAGCTACCGCCACCTCAACATCTGGGGCGTATTTAGCCTTCACAAACGATACCGACTCAGCCAGATCTCCTTCTTATACAGGAACAACTGATAGCGATATTTATGTGGCATGGCTTCAGGTCGAGCAAGCTTCCTTCCCCACCACCTACCAGCCCACAGGCGCATCAAGCGTGGCTCGCAACGCCGATGTGCTGACCTACAGCGCAACGGGGAATGCTGATAGCTTTCCGATAACGGTGAGTGCTGAGGCGACATATAGCCAGTCCGTTAATGATGCTGTGGCGATCAATACTTTTGTTGGTAGCTCAAACTATAGTGCCATGCAGCTTGAAAACGCTACAGGGAAAATGCGTTACGTTGTCGTGGATGGCGGCGCTATCGTTGCTGACATAGCAGCAAGCGGAGGGGTCGTTTTTGGCTCTCCAGTCAACGTCACGAATGCCTTAAATACTAATGATGCGGAGTTTTACCAAGATGGCGTAAGTTCCGGAACTCCAGACACATCTCTAACACTTCCAAATGTGGCAGACACAATCGGGGTCGGAATCAATCAGGCAAGCGGGGGTCAACCCAACGGCAACATCCGCGCCATCAAGATATTCAACAAGCGCCTCAGTGACTCGCAGGTCAAGAACCTGTGAGGGTTCTAGTAGCAGCTCTGCTGCTCCAGTCCTGCGCTGTTGTTCCTTACACCACCGCAGTGGATAGGGGGCAGGAGTACGAGCTGGCGGATCACGGTACAGTGGAGTGGCTTATTGTAGACCAAGGCAAGTCTCCCTGCCTCGACAAGCGCTCATACGGGTGCATGTACAAGTCAGGAAGCAGGCACAGAATATGGATTCACCGGGACCATAAGGGCTCTATAAACAGTAACGAAGCACTAAAGCACATTGCTGAGCATGAGTTCGAGCATATTGTGTACGGTCCCGAGCATGTCAAGGAGTAGCGAGCTTGGAGGAGATCACGAAAGAGGCGCACCTCATGGCGAGGCTGCACCATGTAGAAAGGCGGGTGGAGTCGCACGACTTGCAGATCGGCAGGCTTAACCAGATAGCGGAGAAGGCCGAGGAGACCGGCGCCATAAACAAAGATATGCTGGAATCAATCCACAACAGAATGGATAAGCAGGACGCCGAGCAGCTCAGGCTCTCTGACGTCGAGAAGGTTGTCAGGGATCAAGTACCAGCCCTGATTACCGTTGGCATTGAGGCGAGCATTGGGAGGTGGGCTACCAAGATCATCCTGTGGGTGGTCGCCACCGCCGGAGCCGTTATTGTCTCAAACGGCGTTGAACACTGGCCGGGATTTTAGTAACATTCACAAACTTGCGTAATGGCTCTCGGAGCCGCAATTAACCAAAGGAGGCCAGAAATGGCAGTAGAAACAGGCACATTTTCGGCAAACGGTTCTACGGGTTGGTTTCTCGTCAAAGAGCACCCCGTTCACATTGCCATCAATGGAACTTTCGGCAGCGGCAGCGTTGCTATTGAGCAGGACGTACAGGGCACAACCTCTACCGTTCTGGACAACGGCACAGCTATAGGCATCACAGCCAACGACAACTCAGTGTACAACTTCCAGTCTGGCGACACGATTCGTCTCACGCTGTCTGGTGCAACTTCACCTGATCTGGACTGGAAAGTTAGCGGGGTCATCTAGTGAGTAATTACACTAAGACAACGGACTTTGAGGCGAAGGATTCGCTGAGTTCTGGAGACCCAGACAAGGTCATCAAGGGCGCTGACTTCGAGACAGAGTTCGATAACATATCAACAGCCATCAGCACCAAGGCAGACACGGCAAGCCCGACGTTTACGGGCACTGTCGCCCTGCCCTCAAGTGTGACGCTCGGCGGTAGCGCGCTGACCGTTGTGTCTGAAGTGTCGTCGGCTAAATTATTCTTCATGGGAGGCATGTAATGGCCGCTAAAAACGGACGAGCAAACCTTGCCGCTGCAACTACCACCGACATTGTTCAGGCTGGCGCAAGCGGCGGCACATTCAACGTAGAAATCCTGAACGCATCCGGCGCAACGGCTGTTGTGCAGCTCGGCATCACGGCCACAACCTCGAACTTTGAGGCTGCCGGCAAGCTGGTCGAGGCGCTGACACTAGCCGACAACGAAACGGCCAGCTTCAAGCAGATCGTGTTGGGGGCCAACGAGTACATCGTGGGCGAGTCGGATCAGGCCAACGTAAACATGGTAGCAATGGGGTTTGACGAATAATGCCTTTACAGACGCAGACAACACAGGGAATACCGTATCGAGGCTTTGACTTAATTAGGATCTCTTCCTCCTACTCGCCACAGCATAAATGCAAAGCCCTTGTATATGTTATTGGGGGCGGCGGCTCTGCCGGTGGAGTGGGAGATAGTGCCCCTCAGTACCTGGGCGCAGCTACTGGCGGGGGCGCAGGAGGGTGCTCTATTAGCCTTTTGACGCTAGACCCCGCAACTACTTACACTGCCGTTATTGGCGCTGGCGGAGCAGGCGGAGTTTCGGCCGGGGGCGGGGCTGCCGTTCAAGGCGCCGCTGGAACCCAGACAACATTTTCTGGCTCAGGAATTGCCACCATGACCGGGAACGGTGGCGGGGGTGGCGCTGCAAACTCTACTGTGTCGGGGGCACTTTCTGTTTCAGGCGGTGCAGGGGGTACAGCGTCAGGCGGGACCTTTGCAAATAGAACTGGCGGCTCAGGCGGAAATATCACTCTTGACACCCTTCCCTCTGCTACTGGCTCGACAGTTGTGGCAACGGGCGGTGGCGCTGTAAACCTTTTAGGGAGGGACACAAGAGGAGGAAACGTCGACACAAATTTTGACGCAGTATCGTCAAACTATTACATGTCTACCGGCGGCGGCGGCGTTGGCGGGCAAGGCGGAGATATTGACGATTCGGGTTCTGGCAGCCAAATAACCGCTCCCGGCGGCGGCGTCAGCCCAAACTCGACAGCAAACTCATCAACCAGTGCCCTTGACTGGGTAATAAGCTCGAGCGACCAAAAAGAGGACATTGCAAATCCTTTGCTCCTTTTTGGGTCTAATATTTCTGGCGGTGCTAGCACCATTGGCGCCTATGGGTCTGGCTCATCCGGCAGGTATAATACTTCTGGTGGATTGGTTAGAGATTTCGGGGGAACGGGCGGCAGTGCTAACACGGCTTCGAGCATATCTGCTGCTTATGGTGGCGGTGCTGGCGGGGCCTCTGCTCGCGTTAATACTGCTCATTCGCCCGGAAGCGGCGGCACGGGAATTATTATCGTTCAAATACTGGAGGTTTACTTGTAATGTCAATATACAGACTCACAAAGCAGGGGGAACCTGATAGAGAAATTATTGCAGGAGAACAGTTTGTTATTGATAACTTTCCGGATTGGAGTTACGAGCTAGTTCCGCCAAAACCTAAGCCGACACACAAAACAGAGTTTAGCCCGAAAGAGCTGTACAACTCGTTTACAGCGGAGGAGATCATTCTTGCCAAGGTGAGCAGCGATCCCTCTATCGCGGCTCAGGCCCAGTTGCTTGCTGAAGGTCGGGATGTTGTCATTAACTCCACCGACGCCAGCTACCAGTCGACTGTCGATCAGTTCGAGGCTTCAGGCGTGATCACTGCAGATAGGGCGGTCGAGTACCGTCAAGGCCTGCCGCTGGAGAATGTGTAATGCAGATTCTCTCCATTGTTCGTAACACAATCGTTACAGGGGTCTTGTGTTTATCAGCCTCATGTGGTACAATAAAACCATTCAGTGCTTGCGTCAAGACTGGAGTGCTTGGAGAGGTTGTTAATCTCGACATCTGCGGTAAGATAGGAGATGGCGAATTCAATCCTGAGATCGGTATCACACCTGTCCAACCTGCTCCTGCAGAGGGGCAATCAGGCGGTATCACTCCTGACCAACCTGCTCCGACAACGGGGGCTTGACATTGAGCGGCACCTTCACCGATCTTACGTTACGTTCGATAGACAGTAAGCCGGGACACTTCGCGGTGGTCGGCAACGTAGCCTACAACGGTAGTTTCCA